TGTCACCCGATAAATCCTGATAGGTTATATCTATGGAGTTCGATGAATTTTCATGAAGCTCGTTCCAAGTGGGATCACCTGCCGTGTTTTCCGATACGCGTGTCCACAGGAATCTCGTTGAGGGCAAGGTGTCTGTGATATCCTCTTCATTATAGAATACATGTAGCGACAAAGTGGCTTTATAGGTGGTTTGTCCTTCTGTATAGGATTCATATCCGGGAGAGGTGAATTTCTCTATCCTATATCCCGTATCACCTTTCGATACTTGTTTTATCCACACGGTGGAAGTTTCCGTCGGCTCTTCCGTCGTGGTCTTTCCCTCTACTACGGTACAAAGCCACAAAGAGCCGTTGTGACTGACACGATTGTAATAGGAGTACGGAGTATCTTTTATCCACTCACCGCGCTCAGTTGGAACTTTTACCGTCTCATCGCCTACCTGTATGGAAAAGCTCTTGGCTACGAACTTATTGCCTGAAGGAGAGATCACGGTATCGTCTTTGCCGGATAAAGAGTAGGAATTGATGCCCTTATATTGGATGAAGGCGGGAGCATCATCACCTGTAACAACCAGCATGATGGCATTTTGCCGTGAACTGTCCGTACGGTTACCCAACTGTACCAGCGAATCACCGACCTCAGGCACATCTGAATTCGTATCACAATCCGTTTTGCTCAGTTCTATGTAATCGTCTCCAACTGCTGTAACTAATCGCCAGTAATACTTATTCGACACATCGGTATATTTGCCCGCCTTGATGTTGAAAGTCTGACAGCGCGCCTGATCTCCGGCGAGAAAGTCATTCGTTGTGGCCGTCGTTCCGTCATCGGCCATGAAATAGCATTTGTAGGTCGTGCTCGTTTCTTCTACTTTCATGATTTTGCAACCTGCGGAAGAAAGCAGAAAGTTACCGCCTACATAGCTAAGCTTTCTTATTTCAAGCGAAGTGAATACGGCCTTCATCCTAACGAGAAGCTCGTCTATTTCAAGGTAGGATTTACCGTCTTTGTTATACAGGGCAAGTCCTGCACCCAACTGTCCCGATGTATAATCTTCAGACTTGACACTACCCGTTATGATTCCGCCAAGCAGTTTGACAAGGAAATCGGTACTGTCTTCCTTGTCTTTACGTAGGAACGTACCGACGGCTTTGAGCGCCGACATAATCATATTGTCGGATTCGTCAAGTTTATCGCAAGAAAGCAGAATATCCGTAATGCTCTTATCACCTATCTTTATTCCTTCCAGGAATGTGATTACTTTTTGGGCGATATCGGGATTTACTTTGTTCAAATACTTTCCGTCGTCAGTATTGGATTGTGCCGATATAGCCGATGCTATTTCTTTTATAGCCCGCAATGCGGATAGAACATTCGAATCAGATAAACTGACCGTGCTATCTTTTTTGACAATATCAACGCTGTCTTCACTTCCGGCGACCGATGAAGCAAAGCTACTCCCACCATTTACTGTTACCGAAGAGCCTATCGGATAGTTTTTCGAACGAGGTTTTGCTGGTATAGTTCTACTTGTTATCGTTGTCATAATTCAATCATTTTGCACTTAAAGCTGTTATTCTTATAATCAATTTCTCCGCCTGTGACGATGAATTTCTTGCCAGATAAGTAATTATCAGTTATCACCGTATACGGGGAAATATCATCACTCCTTTTTAATACCTGAGTTAGTTTAATTTTGGGGGCACTATAACGAGAAATAATTCTCCTTATCAATGCTTCTTCAGGACGGACAAGTGCGCTTTCAATAGACGAATAAAGATTTTCCCTCAAATAATCGTCATTCATGATTATTTTGGAATAGCAAGCTCCGTCGGCATTATAACTTGATATTTTTAGCTCTATATCGTCTGCCTCATTAACAAAATCCGAATCAACAACATTTTCATAAGTCCTATCCGAATTGGAAGATGTGCTATTTGTTGAGGTTATATAAGTTTTGTCTATATCCGAATCGTCACGAGATTTAAACTTTAGGCTAAAGTCTTTTATGTAAACAGCCGTAACCGCATCATCCGAATCGTCTATTATTGGCGTATACATATAAAATCTAACTGATCCGAGCAGTGGAACGTCCGGTAAGGGGATTATATAACCGCTTATTCCAGTATATGGCATTCCGAGTGTTTTTGTATCTTTTATTGACGTGAAGCCTCTACCTGTTGGAGCTATTTCTACATTAAACGAAGCTTCGGTAGTCGTCCATGCTTTCCCATTCCACCACTTATCCCCTATTGCAAGTTTACATACAAGTCTCATGTTGTATTTTCCGCTTTCGGTATCATTAAAGGCATGGGTGTTTTGATCTACACTTTGAGCTACACTACCACTTATATATAATGCACCACCACCATAATTTGCACATGGTAAATTATTTTTATAAGTCAATAATTGCATTGACGGTAAAGAATATTCCACCCATGTTGAAGGAGAGCCGCTATTTTTTACCCAATCGTGTAGAAATATAGCAATGCAATTATCATAACTAAATTCGGTAATACTCGCTACCCCATCTTTCACTGCCCAATAGCAAATACGTTGCAATTCTGCGCCTAAATATTTATTAGCGGTTGGGGCGTAATTTACAAGCGTATATATATCCGAATCTTGATGCACGGCAATAAATCTATCTCCTTCTGTTCCGAAATTATCAGCAGGGGCAGGTATAAATGTATTTCCGCTAACTACCGCAACAGCATCCCACGTTTCAGTTGGTACTGCATCGCCGACGCAATAGTTACTTGTCTTGACGGTAATTTTAGAATAGCCGCCTAATATGTCCAGAGTATGATCGTTGCCTTCGAATCCGATCGTTTGTACAGGCAAAGTATTTGGAGTTATTTCAGCCAATTTAGTGGAAAGTGTGGAATCATATTTATAATAATTCCCGGCATGATCCACATCGATAAAATATAATGATCCCTTAAAATCAACACAAGTCCATGCAAAGAGTTGGCAAATCTCCTCTAATACTTCTGAAAGTTTTGTCGCTTCGTTATCTTCATCAAAAAAGTTTTGCTCTGATATTTTCATCTTTGCAAATACATTATCCCCCGATGTATAATCATTAGCCGTATCAGCGTATACATGAGGTATATAGATCGCTTCATATAAAGCATTGGCAGAAGTAATTAGTGTCTTTAATAAATCCCATAGCGTTATAAACTTTAAATCCGTATAGACACCCTTGTTGTATTTGATGTATTGGAGTGTATCCATAGCGGAAATACATTCCAATTCCAATTCAAAAGTTGGATTTACATAATCTTGCGTGTATGTTTCGGGTTTGATGAATCCGCACCAACTGATCGTATCATTGATATATAAGGTAACCCTGAAATCCTGATAAGAAGCGGAAAACAGCCCTTGTAAATAATCGTTTCCAACTATCTTTATCTTGGCCGTGCTGAATCTTGTAGGTTTATATAGAAAGTCTTCATCGGTTATTTCTACCGTAAAGGGGGTGTCGCCGGGTGTAAGTTCCGTAGAATTTCCCGTATACCCTTTTTTCTCGATATGAACAACGCAAGGAGTATTATCCTTTAGCGTTGCAAATGGTATGGTGTAAATCAGTCCATAGTTCATAATGTCTTTTTGCCTTTAAGTTTCAACTGATTGTTGATAGTTAATAATAAATCTGTTCCTCTCACCTTAGAAGTTACAACCGAATTTATACTTCCACTTCCACTAATATCACCCGAATTTATCGCCTTAAATAACTTGGATTGCTGAACTCCATTTAAAATCATCTCTCCGCTATTTACATTTGCAAGTACATGGTCCCCTGAATAGCTTCCACCTGGAACAATACCACCGTTAGCAAATTTTAATTGAGACATAATTCCAATTACGGCTGCTACCGCCCCGCCAATAGCTACAATATTCCACGGAAATGGAAGTTTAGCTGCTCCTTTCGCTGCCGAAGAACCTACCGATGCTGTGTTAGCAACCAAATCGCTTTTACCTGTGGCTGCTGTTGTGGTAGCTGATGCTACGTCTGATTCCATTCCAATATTATTATCGGCGACCTTTTGAGCTGTTGTTTGGGAAGTTACCACCGCTTCCTTCTTTTTAGCTGCCGTCAAATTATTTATTGCCTTTGATACCTCTTCCATTGCATTAATAGTTTCGTCTATACTATCAACCGTTGAAGTAATGGCATCAAGGATGGATAAGACACCTTCGAAAGCATTTTTGTCTTTAAATGAGCTTTTGACATTCTCCCAAGCGCTGTAAATATTTTCTATACCGTTCTTTATAGTTTCAAACTTCTTATAATTACCTCCAAGCAGCCCGACCTCTTTTTCATAAGACTTTATATCTTCTTGTATCTTAGCCAAATCCATTGCCTTTTTAAAACTGTCGGCATCCGTCTGGGCGATTCTAACCTTTTCAGATAGTTCACCAAATTGAGCTTTTAAATTCTCTATATGGGTTTCATACTCCTCTTGGGCAATGTCATACTTGGATTTACCATAGTCAAAAGTGGTATCTCTATTGCTTACGGTAGCCGTCTGTTGGGCTGTTTCTCTCGTTTTTTTAATAAAACCGTCTGCCCTATTGCCAATGTTTTTTATCTTGGCTGCCGCATCTGCTGCATCTAATGAAAGCTGGGCGATATTTTTGTTACATGCTTCCTGCGAAATCCCACCTTTAGCCAATAAGCTCTTTTGTTCATCAACTTGATCGACATAATCGGATTGTACTTTCATCAGTTCGGCGGAAGCTATATCACCTTTTAAGGATTTTATAAAGCTGTCAGCTGCCTTTCCGATCCCTTTAATGCTCAATGCCTGGTTTGCAGCGTCGGTAGCCAGGGACGATAGTTTCTCACTTAACTCCGATTGCGTGATAGTGCCTTTTTCCGCTTCCGTCTGTGCTAATTTTACTTTGTCGGCATAATCCGACTGAACTTTTTCAAGTTCGTGCTCTGCGATAAGCCCTTTATTGGAAGTCTTTGCTTTCAAGTTTTTATAAAACGGGGATTGCTTAACCCCCTTCTGCTTTAATCCGGAAAGCTCTGTAAGGGTGTTTTTGTTTAACTTATCAAGAGATACATTATAATCGGCCTGCTTAATGTCTCCCGATTTTAGCTGTTCATCAAGTTTCTTGTAGTCGGAAATATATCTGTCATGAACTCTTTCAAGTTCCGATTCTCGTTTCTTCTTCTTTTTATTAGATGGAACGGTCGCGTTAGGATTATAATCTACATTATTATTTCCCGACATATTGGCGGCAATATTTTGATGTGCATCATAACTTACATGCCGCTGTTGATTGTATTCACTCTTATCCTTATATAGATCATTTAAAGAATATTCTACTCCATTAGATCCGGTTATTGACTGTCCGGATCTAGCCCATTTACCAATTAAATTATTAAGATTTTTAATAGGTACCTTACCGTATTCTTTATTAAACTGTCTAATTAAATAATTGTAATTTGACGCATTGCCGTATTTGCTTACAATATCATTTGCTGACGAATCAGCTTGAACTTTTTTATTTGCATAGTATTCTGCCGCAGCCGCTTGCTCAAGCAGCTTTATTCTTGCCGATAGAACGGAATTTATATTGCTTTCTGTTGTTAGGTGTGTTCCTAGCAGTGAATTTATCTGTTCGACGTATTTTGCCTGTAATTTGACATTTCCATTCGCTTTATTATATTGCTGCTGTATGACCTTCAGCTGTTCTATTTCAGTAGTGTGAGTAGCGGAATAGACGCCTTTTTCATATTCAGCCCATATGTTTTTTATTCTCTTGGATTCTTGATAATATTCTGTCAGCTTTTCAATAATCAAGGTTATTCCGGTTAATATGGCTGTTGGCAATATCGCCATAAAGGCTGTTTTTATAGCAGCCCCCGCACGGATAGCTCCATATTTAATGGCGTTGAAACTATTTTCTGCCTTCCATTGTGCCTTATCGAAATTCTCTCCCGCGTCTTTTGCTGCACGTCGAGCCCTCGACATGAGTATTCCATATGTTTTTTCGGCACCGGATTGTATTGATGACCACATGGAAGCCAATTTTGAGCCAACCAAATAGGCCACCAAGCTCTCAACGACCGTTTTTATATTATTTGCCGCCCAATTGACAAGAGAGATCAAAGCCTTTATCCCACTATTGTAATAGCCTAAAACATTCGTATTCTTACCAAAATTTTGTATTGAATTTTTAAGCCTGTTTATATTTGTTTCTGCGGTATCTAAATCGACATTCGGTGTCAGTTCCTTTAATGCCTTGGCAAAAGCCGGCATTATATTTTTTGCGTCTATGCCGGATTTAACCAACTTATTAAGCCCCACGACAGAAGTATTACAGGCCATGGCCATTGCCTGCATGGCCACGGGTATTTGTTTTCCAAGTGCTCCTCGCAAATCCCTTGAAGAGATGACGCCCCTGTTCATCATATTGGTGACTGCTTGAAAAACGGTTTGGGTATTTTCAGAACTTAAGCCAAAAGTCTGTGAAGCGCGGGACAAACTTTCAAAAATATCCTTTTGGTCTTTCAGGCTTATGCCGGATGCTCTCGCTCCATCCGTAAATTTTGCAAAAGAAGTTGTTATATCATTGATATACAACCCGTATTTTTGAGCTATACCATTACAAAACTGTAGATTGTCTGCAAATTCCTTGACACTTCCCGAAGAATTCCTAAGCACCATGTTGGCTTTTGCCGTTTCTCTGCTGACAGAAATAATTTTAGTCAGAAAACCCATTAGGCCGATACCACCGATGCCGAAGGCCCCGACAAATCCGAGTACTTGGGATTTCATCTGCTCGAATCCGGACTTGACTTGCGCTGTTCCTTTCTTGAAATTATCCGTTAAAAGGTTTATGGCTACAGAAAAATTCAAACTACTCATTTTACTATATTTTTAGAATTCATTATACCCTTGAATATCTCTTCGTTTTCTTCTATATTCTTTTCCGCTTTTTTTCGCTGTTCTTCTTCTTCCCATGGGAAAGTGATCAAATCCTGAGGACTTTTTATGCCACTGACATGGGGCAAAACGTTATAAAAGGCCCACAATCTGTCATTTTCTATTTTTTCCTTTAGCTTCTGGCTGGCGCCATCAACAAATAGTCTTAGGTCCTCTATCTCCATCTCTTCCATTACATAATGGGAATCAACACCATTATAAATCAGCGACATGGCAATAGCGCCTATCTTCTTCGATTCCTTGTTTTCTATTTCTTCATCCGGCTTTCTTTCTCTTTTGATTGCAAATTGATTGATATGGGACAGATAATCATTAACCGCTATCAGTTTAGCTGAAAAGACTTTCGAAGAAGCCATGAGAGCCTCCTTGTAAAGTTTAAAGGATTCACCCGGCAGATCTATGCAATATAACAGAGAAAGTAGATCCTCTTTATTTTCGCTGTCAAAGTCGGAAAAGGATTTTCCGGTCAACTGCTCGTATCTGATTATACTTTTTAGCTTGATTCTAATACGTTCACGAATCGGAGCAGGACATTTCTTTGATTTAAAAAAGGTCCTTTTGATTCTCCTGTATATCTTTCGTAAAAGCTTCATTTTTAAAAAATAAAGGGCGGCTCATCACCGCCCGTTTTTTAAGCCGCAGCGGATACTGCTGCCGTCTTGGTAAGTGCCCCTTGTCCTTTAAAAGTAGCGGAAGAACTGGCAATGGCGTTATGTTCTGATTTTACAGAAAGCTGTGTCGGTACGATTGTACCCTTATAGCTGTCCATTGCCGTATCCAAAGCATAAGTCTTTTTATTCGAATCCGTCGAATCGGATGTTTCTATAAAGTGTCCGAAAACAAAATCATAAGTATTACCCGAAATGATAGAATCAATAATGGAATTTGCTGTTACTGCTCCCGAAAGAGACGTAAGGAGTTGATCGGTCGTAATTTGGAAACTCTTCTTTCCAGGAATAGGGTTATCCCAATCACCACTCATTTTGTTTGAAGCATCCAAGGTATCTTGTGATACTTCCAAATTGGCGCTTGTTGCAAAGGCAATAGGCAAACCGCCTAATGATACCATTAACTGGCCTTTGAAGACATCCGTCTTAGCGTCGTAAGAAATTGAATTCATAATTGTACTGTGTTAAATTGTTATTTAATCGAAAATTTCAAAATCTGAATATATTTATTGTCTACCGTATCACCGGAAGACTTGATCTGTCCGACATCTTCTTGGGAATCGATAAGTGTTATTTCCCCCTCAGAAGTACTTTTACCGTCGAGTGTCTCATATATCAGTTCGGCCAAAGATTGGGAATCCTCATAATCGGAACATACGGCATTTAGGTATATGTAGCATTCTTCATTATCGGCTCCCATCTTGTTACGATCCACACTGAACTGCGCCCTGGCATAAATGATAAAATCCCCGTCTGTACCATTGGGGGCAAACAACGGATAAATCTTTTTGTCTATCTTGTCTGTTATATCCTTATTGGACAGTAACAGAGACCGTACTTCGTTTGTAATGCTCAGTTTACTCATAATTTATTATTTACTCTTTCCACGTACCGTTCAATACCCTTGATTATCATTCCCTGTGCCTGAGGCATATCTTCGTTTTTCGTATCAGTCCAAAATTTCATGGCCTTAGCCGCACCGGTGTAATGTGTCACGCCGTTTTTGTTTGTGTAAGATCGGGACGCACTGCCTAAATCCACGATATGCGAATACCATCCATCCCAGCCCTCTTCCTGAGAAAATCCTATCAAAACACCTAAAGAATTACGTTTGGTCCTAACGGTAAATGACCTGAGTAAATTTCCTGTAATGCCACTGGGCTTTGACATCCTCTCTCTAAGGCGATTCATGCCTCCTTTTTTAAGGACCATTCCGCCGGCACGAAGACCTGATTTAATAGCCTTGTCCTTGTCTATGTTTTGAAGCTCCCGAACGAGGTATGTTGCATCATCCCTTATTATCTCAATATCAAGCTCATTCATTGACTTTGGTAATTTGTATGATTAGGGTATTATCCTCTATCTGTCTATCGGGAACACCGACCATTTTGTAAGTCGTTCCATTATAGATAACCTTCATATCCGACGTAATACGCGAATCGTATCTAAGTTGGAAAGTAAGCCTTTCAGAGGTGAACATTTCTTTTGAATCGAATGTCTCTCCGCTTATCAGCTTCTTTTTCCAAGCCCGAAAAGTACAAACGTCCGTCCAAGTCTGCTTTTCCGCACCCGAAGTCGCCGATTGTGTTTTTGTCAGCTTCTGAAATGTCAGAAATTCACGCAATAATCCCGCTCTCATCTCATGTAAGTTTTATAAATGGCATAATTAAAAAAGCATAGGTATAGGGTATGGTTTGAGGGATGGCATAAGCCACCGGCTCGCGATTAGCATATAGATTCGCAAATATGAGCAGAATAGCCTGGCATAAAGCCCGATTGAGAGCACCGTCTGTTACGAAATTGGTCAAATCTTGTTGTATATCTTTCTCAACGATTATTTGAGCAGCCTCAATCAGTGAGGTGATATAATCATCATCATCCGTGAAGGGCACATTCACCTGTTTTTTCGCTTCTTGAAGTGTAACGTATAATGTCATAATTGTAAATTTAAAAGGGCGGGCTGTCATACCCGCCCCATCAAAATGGAAAAATCAAAAAACTAAGCGGCAGAAGTAACTTCTAGTACGGCAAATGCTTCATCCCGAAGGACCAATTGGGCATAACGGGTATTAAATGTAAATCTGGTCATGTTCTTTGTTGCCAAAGTATAAGGATCAACAATCAGGCGAGCCTGCCCGAACTGTCCGAGTAGATCATATTGGAACACACCGAAAGCCAAATAGCCGTCGGCAATGTCTTCCGTGATAAATACGGGGAATCCGTCAATGGTACAGTTGGCTGCATTACCTTCGGCAATAAATTGCCCGGCATAGGTGGTTTTAGGAGTTGCTTTCAACGTTGCAAGCAGCGAGCTGTTGCATACGAAGCAGGCCGTCCCGTCGATGATGACATGTTTCTTCATGACGGCGGATTCAAGTTCGAGGACTTTAACCCAAGTGATATCTCCTGCTGTTTTCACTGCCGGAGTAGTAATAGCCGTCAAAAGGCAGCCTCCGGTTGAATCATTGGTCAATTTCACGGAAGAGAACATCCATTTGTTGATAAGGTTTATCAACGCTTGCTGAATCTGACCGATAACAACATCCTGCAAACTGACGTTGGCTTCGTCGATAGCGGTATTGGATACAGGTATGGTGATACCGACACGTTGAGGTGTAGGAGTTAATTTACTCATGGAAATCTTACTGTCGGTCAGTTCGACATTTTCTCCCATGAAAGAACATTCGCAAGCTGCAAGAACCGGATAAACGAAATCTCCCTTAAGGCCGTATTGCATCTTTAGTCCTACTTTGTTGTAGATGATTCCGTTATTCAGCGGATTAATGATCTCACCGATTGTCAAAGGGACTACAGGGGCGATGTCGGCTGTGGCCACGAAAGTGTCGGACCTGTAAGCGGGAACTTTCAACTCATTCCCTTCCATGATACCCGCATAAGCTTCCGGAATACTTCTCTTCTGCTTAAGCGCCGTTACAATTTCTGCGAAAGCACGTTTGGCGGAAACTTCCCGTTCGCTGGGAACATATCCGGCCTTATAAGCTTCAACGCTCAAGCGCAAAATATCCTTTTCACGCAATAATGCATCCTTTTCAGCCGACAGATCGGAAAATTTGTTATTCTCATCCTTTGTCATGCTTCTTTTTTCGGTATTAACCGATTTTTGAGTAGTTGTCACCCACTCGTTAATCTCACCTAAACGTGTTGCCACTTCTTGCATGCGCAAACGAGCGGCTTTGTACTCTGTTTTATTCATAATAACCCTTTTTTAATAAATTATTTAGTTTCTCTATATCTTTGGAATTGTCAACAAGAGGAATAGGATCCACGAAATATTTGTCTGAAAGTGAACGTGTTGCCACACTGGTAGCCATATAAGCCGGATTGGACACAATACTTATGTCGTACATGGCATCAATCTTATTGACGTACCGCATCAGCGTGTTTTCATCCTTTTTCGCATAAGTGACATTCACTTCCTCATCGGTCGTATAAGCGAAAGAAGAACCGAAGAGGTCGCCGCGTCTAACCATTTCGAGGGCATAGTTCCCTTCCGAAGTATTGGGGGCATCAAATCTGTATTTAAGTCCTTTACTGTCAATGGAAAGTTGCAGGGAACCTTTTCCACCGAAAGAACGGGCGATCATACGGCTGGGGTCGTGTTCCAACAGTCCCTTTATATCGCAACTTCTTAAAAGATCCTCATTAACGGCACCAGGTTTGATCACTTCTATAAAGTTTCGGCTTGAGATACACCAATCATGCAGCACTTGGCTCTCGGAATTAAACACAATAGCATATCCCTCTATCGTTCTACTTTCTGTTCCGTCTTCGGAACGCAGAATTTTCGGAGCTGCATCAACTCCAAAACTTCTAATTTCATATTTTTTCTCGTCTTCCATATCTGTGGCCTTTTATGTTACGGACGTTAGTCTGTTTTTGGGGGCACTTTTCCACTCCCTTTTTGAGAAATATTTTCACTTTGTGCCGGACTAGTAGATTCGCCCTTTATTTTAGCAGAATCTATCGGAGCGACATTACAAGAGATAAAGGCCTGATCCCCACCGTCAAGAGGGGGCTTACCTTCTCTTTTACGCCACTCGTTGGGCGTCATTACTCCGGCGGCAATGGTTTTTGTCATATAATCGGCCTTTTCGGTAATATTGATTTGATAAAAGGCGTCGGTATCAAATTTTATCGAGTACTTGTACGACAAACTTGGAGGAATAAGTTTTGTTTGGAACTCATTTTCAATTTGCGCGATAATAGGTTGTAGCGTATCGGACATATAGCTTACTTGTGCCATATCGGATGCTTTATAGTTTTGGCTTTGACCGGAGAAAACCTTATCCGGATGTACGCCGAAGAACCGGCATATCTCCAGCACGTTGAATCGCTTGCTGTCAAGAAGCTGCAAGTCCGCAGGACTTAAGGAAAGCTGACTGAATTTCACGATGCCGGGTAGCGGAAATATTTTCTTTCCGGATGAAATTTCATTTTCCAAACGACTACCAACCGTCTTCAACTGTTCATCCTGTACTTTTCCCATGCCCTTTGTCACCGCTTCATCGCCGCTTATAAATCCGCGCAGAGTACTGCCCGTTTGGAACATGTCGTTTTGCTGATTATCGGTGGCCTTCGCAATTCCGAGTACATAAGCGGCATAATGTATTGTCGATTCACCCATAAAACCGCCATCAAGACTTGTATTCTTGAGATGAATTATTTCATCGGAATCGAATACGCCATATAGATGGTTGATTAAGTCTGAAATCGTATAGGTGTCTTGATATTTGTCGTAAGTACATGCGCCAGGAGAAATGAGATATAGATTTTTCAATTCTCCGTCCACGAAATAAGGATATATATAAGCGTTACCCTGCATCAGCATTTGAATGATCGCATTCCGCTTGAAGTCAAAGGCTGTTTGTCGAGCGTTCGGCTTGAACTGCAAAAGATAATTGATAGGATTCTTTTCGTCAATATCCCTATATCCGTTCGTTATGCGACTAATTTGTAAAGGCAAAAGCCCTATCGATTTGCTTACGATATCCACACATCGGTAGACGGTAGATAATTTCATGGCTAATGCAGGCTCGGTGATAGAACCTGTTATGACGTCAGGCCACGGCCATGTAGTAACGTCACCGGATGAAGAGCTGCCTGCATCTCTCCGCATCATTTTCTTTATTAAATTTCCAATCTTTGACATCTTATTTAGTTTTATTTTATCGTTCGTAATTATTAAATTCAATGAATGTCATGATGGTGGTTATCGCGCCATCTATCTTATGATTCGCCTCTCTCTTTATGGGTTTCCTGTTTTCCAGTCTGTCTTCATCCATTATGGCATTACCGAAACAGTAGGCAATGATAGGATTGGGATTAAAGCTCACCTTGCCGGTATGTATCACAATCTCGGTCGTTTCCACACCTCCCGTAAAGTTCCCGTAGGTCTGTGAAACAGGCTCCAAGTAGTTCTTTGCGCCCATTGCGGAAAGCATGTTTATAAATTCCATCGACTTGTAGGGATCGTAGCCTACCTTCATGATATTCATCAGTTGGCCGTTGCGCATGATATCCCTGGCAATGACATCGTAATCTATCACATCCCCGTCCAACAAGTTTAAATAACCTTGCTTCCCCCATTTTTCGTATAGTTCCCTGTTCGGATGTTTTTTTAGCGCACCTTTCGGAAAATAAAAATCGGTATGGACGTGAAAATTGCGTGTATTGGAATCGTATAAGTTATATGAAACAGCGGAAAAGTCATCACAAACCGACAGATCCACAGCGACCATCGCCAGGTAATCGGATGTCGATTCATTTAATTTTACATCTTTGAAAAGTGCTTCTATTTCTTGTGAGGTAATCCATATCTTATCGGAGTTTTGAACGAAAATATTAAGTAGTTTTGTCCGGAAGGTCAGCATATCCGCTGCCGTCATAAGGGCTTTTTGATATTCGTTCTCATAATAGTCTTCTTGAACAGTAATTCCCAAGTGTGGTTGTACTTTTTTCCAGGTATGCGGATCCTCTTCCCTATCTTCGACATCCGGCTCAAAAATGTGTGCGAATATCCGGTCATTCTCTTTTTCACCGCGCAAAACGGCTTTGTATGATTTCAGCATATCGACGAAGGGGCTTTCCAATTTCTCGGATGCTGTCGTTATCACGATTGTAAGCGGGTTAACCCTTGCACCCATTGATGAAGTGAGCACGTTCTTTAACTGCGCATTATCGGCTTGTGAATATTCATCGACTATTACAAGGCTCGCATTAAGCCCATCTAATTTGTCGGCATCGGAAGCCAGGCACCGGGCAAAGGAATTGCGCCCCTTCATTTTCGTGGTTATCTTCTCACGGTTGATTTTAAAATGACTTAGCCTTTTATCAAGCCCTTTTAATATCTCTTTTATTTCACTAAAACAGATCTGTGCCTGTTCGTAGCTATTGGCAGCAACATAGGCCTGTGAATTAGCATCGCCAAACAAAAGGTCATTAATTGCCAGTGAGGCTACAGACGTTGTCTTTGAAAACTTTCGAGGTACAAATAAAAGGGCATCGCGGATGAGCCTTTTCGTATCATTCAAATAAAAGCCCAATATATTGGAAAATATTGCTGTCCGGTAAAAGTTTTTAAGAGCAATAAAATAAAGGGCTGAATTCATGAAAGAATTCAGCCCCAATTGTCTATATTGTTTTCTGCAAAAAAAATCCTTATAGACATGGGCAAAAGTATAA